CGCCTGTCCCTGTTGTTAAAGCATTAATTGTAATTGCCATTTAGTTACGCTCCATCATTCAGTGAGCCTACATTAGCAGGCTGGTCTGGTAGCCAATCTGTAAATTGTAATCGTTGTGTAGGCATATTAAGTCTTCATTATGTATGCAAGAGCATAGTAAGGAGGTAAATTAGCATTAGTCCCACTAGAGCCTGCTGAAGCAATACTTATGCCAGTTGTTGCGGAAGCTGACGTTCCCGTGACTGACGTTGCTGTTTGAATAGTACTCCTAAATACAGCTCCATTAGTTGAATTTTGAGCAGCATCACCACCTGTATTAATTTGATAACTACCAGCACCATGAGTATGTCCAGAATCAGTTAATGTATGCGTATGGCTAACAGTAATAGCATCTGCACTACCACCTGTTGCATCTACTGCATAAGTGCTACCTGCACCTACTACAAATCTATCTCTTAAATCAGGAGTGCCACTTGTTCCATCACACAATGCCCAACCACTAGGTATAGTTCCTGTAGAACCTGACCACAACATAATCATGCCAGATACAAATGCCGTTAGTGTAGTCCATGTAGGAGTATTGCCTGCTCCTGCTGAGGTTAAAAACTGTCCTGCTGTACCCGCTGCACCATCTAATGTAAGTCCTCCAGTGACTGCTAGTGTACCTGATGAGGTTGCTGTGCCTGAAGCAGTAAAGTTTGTAGTGGTTAAATTAGATAGCCCAGTAGCAGATCCACCAGAAATAGAAACGGAAGTACCGTTTTGTGTGGCCATCGTGCCTAAACCTAAATTAGTTCTAGCAGTCGCTGCATCAGAAGCACCGGTACCACCATCCGCTACAGCTAAATCAGTTGATAAAGTTAAAGAAGATAAGTGTGTTGTGGCATCAACAACATTAGTGCCATCATTAAATAACACCATTGTTTTACCTGCTGGAACAGCAATCCCTGTACCTGTTGAGTTTTTAACTGTACAAGCATCAGCAAGACCATTATTAACTATGTATTGTTTTTCAATTGCTGGAACAGTAAGAACTCTAGCACCGCCTGACGTGCCTGTTAAATTAAGTCGTAAGTTTCGTGCTGTTTGAGAGGCATTGGTATTTGATAAAGAAATAGTGACATCACCACTTGAGAATGCAACGTTAGCAGAGCCTGTAATAGCTTCTTCAACTGCCGTACCTAAGTTAGTATTTGTAGTCGTACCCCAGGTACCGGACTGTTCTCCTGTAGCAACAAGTTCTATTTTTAAATTTGAATAAGTACTAGGCATAATTTAATCCTTTAATTATCATTATTTTAACTTGATTCTCCGCCCATTGGAAGACTCGTTACATAGACTGTAATGTGTTTTTTTTCATTCCAAGGTTCTCCACAATCAGAACATGTACCAGAATTATATTCTTCTGCATCAACTTCCATACTACAATTTGCACACTCTAAATAAGTTTCATATTTATTAACGACGGTTCCGTCTTCTAAAGTTTTTGCTTCTACTATCATATTATCTCCTTATGCGGCTATATCTAGCCAGTTTGGTGTTTGTGACGTATTCACATCTGACCAGCTGTTTGTTTGTGAGTCATTAATATCAACCCATCCAGCACTTTGGCTATCGTCAATATCAGTCCACACTAACACTGTATTTAAATTAACTACCCCAACAACACCTGTAACATTTACGATAGCATTACTGGTTACGGATACAGTTCCTATAACACCACTAGCAGTTACTTCAGTAACACTTACAATAGCATCGCCGGTAACTGTTTCTTCACCAAGAACACCTTCAGCTGTAACCCCTGTTAAAGTTACACTTGCATCACCTGTGACTGTCTCTTCGCCAAGTGTGCCTTCAGCTGTAACGCCTGTAACATCTACAGTAGTTATTACTTCTACTGTTACATCACCTACATCACCTTCAGCTGTAACCCCTGTTAAAGTTACACTTGCATCCCCTGTGACTGTCTCTTCACCGAGTGTGCCTTCAGCTGTAACTCCAGTGACACTTACAGTAGCGCCTGCTGTTATGGTTACATCATCGATAACGCCTTCAGCAGTAACTCCAGTAACACTTACAGTAGCATCACCAGAAACAGTTTCTTCGCCTAGGGTTCCTTCAGCTGTAACGCCGGTAACATCTACAGTAGCGCCTGCTGTTATGGTTACATCATCAATAACGCCTTCAGCTGTAACGCCAGTAACATCTACAGTAGCCCCACCAGAAATAGTCTCTTCGCCTAGTGTGCCTTCAGCAGTTACTCCAGTAACACTTACAGTAGCACTACCAGAAACAGTGGCTGTGCCTATATCACCTTCAGCAGTAACTCCTGTTACAGGAATACCAACTTCTACTTCTACATCGCCTAGTACACCTTCGGCAGTTACTCCAGTTAAAGTGACGCTTGCATCGCCAGTGATGGTTACATCATCAATAACACCTTCGGCAGTTACTCCAGTTAAAGTGACGCTTGCATCGCCAGTGATGGTTACATCATCAATAACACCTTCGGCAGTTACTCCAGTTAAAGTGACGCTTGCATCACCTGTGACTGTCTCTTCGCCAAGTGTGCCTTCAGCGGTCACTCCGGTGACACTTACAGTAGCACTTGCTGTTATAGTTACACTATCTAATACACCTTCAGCCGTAACGCCGGTAACCGCTACAATAGCACCAGCAGATACTGTTTCTTCTCCTAATACACCTTCAGCCGTAACGCCAGTAACAGCGACCTCAACTGATGTTCCCCCTAGTGAGGAAAACGGGGCACTAGAAAAAGGGCTGTCTGAAAACATTTAGAGCACCAGCCATCTTGATCCTGTTGGAATGGTAACTGTAACGCCTGAAGTTACAGTCATGGGGCCTGTGCTCGTTGCATTATATCCAGTAGGAATTGTATAGTCTGAGCCTACTGTTTTATTATTAACAAATAATCCGTTTGAAGCTGTCATTTCTTGTCCAGTGATTTCACCAGACACATCAACATCTCCGTTGCTATCAGAATACACGGATTTACCTGCAGGATACACACAAAAAACATCTTTAGTGCCCGCAGAAAAATTAACTAAACTACCAGAGTTAGAGGAAGCTAGGACTGTATCACGAGATAAAGTAGTACCTGATGCCGTATATTGACCTAGACCTACTTCCCACTCATCTCCATTTGATAGAGCTATCGTGTAATACGTAGTATTACCGTCGCCTATGGCTGAAAAAGATTGAAAATCTGTAACGGCGCCAGCAAGCGTAATGGTAGTAGTACCAGTCGAAGTTGTGGTCTCTTTTACTCTGTCTTTTAAAACAAGAGCCATATTAACCTCCTATTATGGAGCAGTTATTCTAATAATAGCGCTTGTAGCATCAGCAGTTGGGAAGTTAATTGTAAATGTTCCCGATGTTGATGTTTTGTCTCCACCAAAGTCTAAAACTGCTACAGATTTATTACTATTAGAAGAGTTATAAATTAATGCTCCTCGTGCTGTAATAGTTGCACTAGACCATGACGTATTACTAAATCCTAGAAAAGCTGTTGTTGAACTAGACTGAGGTATTGTACCAACAGTAAGTGTATTACCGCCTGTAGTGTAGTTTGTACCTGTACTTGTAACTTCATTAGTATCTGTAGGATCTGCTGTGCCATCTGATGGGGCTGTATATGCTGTTGTACTATCACCTAATGTTGCTGACGATGTATACAAAGCTATTTTAAATGTATCTTGTGTGTTAGAACTTAAAGCTCTATTGGTCGTATTAAAGTTGTGTCCCCCACTTAAGATATCCACTTTAAACGACGTACACATTGCTTGTGAAATTGCCATTTTAATTCTCCAATAGTTTAATTATTTCTGAATGTCCTGCTTCTCGCAATCTATTCGCTAATGTTACGCGGTCAGACTCTACCGCTGATTTTAGAGCTTCTACCAAAACCTTTCTGATATAGTCTCTAAAAGCTTCTGCTTGATCCCTAATTAAAGGGTTTGCATCTTTACTTACATACATGATTTTGCTTAATGCAAACTCTGCTATTTCTTCGGGCGTATGGCCTCGACCATGCGTTGTATGTACTTCATAATTCATTAATCCATCAATATTCATACCTCTCCTTTCTTATTGAACAGGATACCTTGCTTGTCCAGTTCTATATGCGTCGGTTCTGTCTTTACCATCGCCTAGTTGTTTAAGCATTGATAAAGCATCTGTATAACGTTGATTATAATTAGCTAAAATATCAGCTTCTTCTTTCATGTAAGTAGCCGCTTCCAAAAGAGTTCCATATAGTAAAGCACTACTAAAATTGTTCCCAAGCCAAGTAGTCCCAGCAGTAACAATAGAAGGGGGATAATAAAAAAAGTGCAGCTCAACAGTATAATTATCGTCTGGCGTAGGCCCGAGAATAAATGTGTTATCATCGAAAATACCATAGTATTTAGGTTTCCCATAAAAAGCAGCGTCCGTATCAGGAAAAGATTCCCTTATAAAATTAACATCTTTATTTAAAAGATAAGTGTATTCATTGTTGCTATCAATCACAGCTAAACTATAAGTTGCAAGCCAATCAGAAGGCGTAGTTAAATATTTATTACCTGTTGTCGTTGTGCCTACTTGATTACGTCGTAAGTCTGGAATCTGCACTGTATTATAAATGCGTTCTTCCGCTTGTTTAATAAACGTATCAATATCAGTTGTACTAAACTGGTTCTCAGTATAGCTTTGTACTTCAGCTACGAGTTGTGCATATGTTAAAGCCGCCATTGTTTATCCTTATGCCATAGGCCCACGAGCCATTGTACCTTTTGTAGCAGCGCCTGTACCTCTGATTTTAACACCAGATGTTTTGACATCCTTTTCAGGATAGCCATTTGAATTAACTGCGGGTCCTGGTTGAGGCTGTTTATAACTTGGTTTACATCCTTTTCTATCGTTGTTCATATTATACTCCTAAGTAGTTGTTACTGTAACAGTTCCTATTGCCCCTGTCGCTTCTAAATTATCTTCTAGTCCTGTTAATTGCAATGAATTATTAAGTCCTACTGGATCCCAACCCCACTGATAGTTACGCGAATCCACTAAATTTGTATCAGGTCTTGGATCTTGCACTGCCTGCGGATCATCAACA